GTATTCGCCTGATAATTGCAGATGGGCAACAAAAAAGTTGCAGGCCAACAATCGGTCATCGGCAAGGATTATTGAATATAACGGCGAACGACACTCAGTTACTGAATGGTCAAAAATTACAGGAATCAGTAGACGACTTTTACTTAATAGATTATGGCTTGGATGGAAAGAACAAGACATTTTCTGCAAAGTAAAATTTCATAATCAATATGAAAGGGTGAAGTCAAATGCGATACATTGATGCTGATGAATTGAGAAAAGAATCAAAAATGTTATACAGTATACATGCTTTTGAACCTGTTGAAGCGTATACGCAAGACCAAATTGACAATGCCCCCACTGTTGACCTTGTTCCAGCTCCGGTGAAGTGTGTAAGATGCAAATGTAATGAAGGCGATACAGGAAATGCAAATTACCTTTATTGTCGGCACTTGCACGCATATGTTCCAGTAGATTTTGGATGTATTCAAGGCAAGCGAAAGGATGATGCAAAGTGAGTGAGATTGAAAGAACAATTAATTTTTTTAGCAGAGCCGCTATAAATGGTATTGAGCAAACACGCGGATATATGAAATTAGCCGCCACTGCCCTTTGTGAAAAGCAGGAGCGTGAAAAAGGGTGCAAATACTGCAATGATGCGTCAATAGAACAACATGCGTCATACGTTGACAGCGGATTCCCAATTATGGGTGTTGACCATTACTGCATAAATTGTGGCAGAAAATTGGAGGAATCGAAATGAGTGAAGAATTGAAAGCGTTATGCCCGTGGTGCTGCGCAGAACTGAAAGTAACCTATGAGGAAAACCGAATTTATCAGGCGGTATGCCGTAAATGTGGAAAATGTATCACGTTTCAAGACAAAAGCTTTTACGGCGCAATAGAAACGCTGAACCGCCGCACCCAGCCCGACAACCCGCCTACCTCACATATGCAAGTCGGAAGATTTAGCTATACATTTTATTCAGTGCCGGACAGCAACCCATCACTTCTGATGGGTGAAGCGATGCTACTCGATCATATTTGGATTCGAGATATACTAAGACCTATTTCAAGCAATTATGCACTTATAGATAATTTTAATACACTATTTGGAAAGCCACGGATTATTACGCTCAATGCAAATGGCTATCGGTGGAAAGATTACGGCAAAACATGGCTTGCCTATGCACATAAACCGGAAAAGGACGGTGATAAGGGGTGACAAAGTTTGAGCACCTTATAAAAGAGTATGAGCGTAGAAACAATCCAAAAATAGCAACTTTGGACGAGTTCCATCATACTCAGGCAGAACTTGCCCAGCATGTGTATTATCTCTGCAAAACTGGAAGGATTGACCCAAGCAAAATTACTGTGAGAGGTGACTGCTAATGCCTGATACATTAACCCAAGTCTTATCCCTTCTTGAGAAGTCACCCGATGTTAACTCACAGGCGGCAAGACAGATGCTTAAAGAAGCAAATTTGATTGAGCTGCCGTGTAAAATTGGAGACACGATTTACAATACTAAAGGCGAAACGCTAAAAGTTGAAAGAATTTCTATCACCGAGTATGTAAATATTTATGCTCATACAGAAAAGTTTTTTCCGAACGGTGAATGCAATTCACGGTGGGTTGACTATGAAATTAAGCCGAAAGCATTTGGTAAAACCGTCTTTCTCACCGAGCAAGAAGCAATTAAGGCATTGGAGGGCGGTGATTCATAGTGCCATTTACACCCGAAGAATTAGAACAAATTAGATTGGAGGCACATCATGACTAAAGAAGTTAGAGGCGATAGCGCTTGGAAATTAAAAGCTTTGATACATTATCTTTGCAACATGGAATATGTGGGCAAACACGTTAACAATTTTAACGCTGATGATTTTATAGCTAAATATCGCAGCAGATCAGAACCTGACCATGATAGATATGGTAAAGTTGTAGCTTTACGCGATGTCGGCTATAAGCGATCTGAAATAGCGGATAAATTGGAGATAAATATAAATACCGTGAATGCTTACATAACAAAAGCAAATAAAGCGAAAAGAGGGGTTGCATGACAGCTAAAGAATTTTTATGGCAATATCAGAACGCACAGCGCGAGATTGATGCTAAACTGGACAAGATACGTAAGTTACGTGAAATTGCAACCAAAACCACTACGACACTTAACCCGGACAAAGTACAGTCTACGCAAGATAACAAGATGGAACGTATAATTACTGAATATGCCGATATGGTCACCGAGGTAGAGAACAGCATTAGTTTATCACATAATACGCAAAATATAGTCAGTGGAGTAATTAGACAGATCAAAGACCCAATACAACGCGCAGTGCTATATCGGCGGTACATAAATGGCGAGAAGTTTGAGAAAATCTCAGTGAACATGAATTATTGTTACAAGCAAGTATGCCGTATTCACGGGAAAGCACTAGACGCAGTCAAATATGTCCTTGAATGTCCTATTGAACACATGATATAGTGTATGTGTGATAAGTCAAACAATTTCATTTTTCAACTCCTCCTTTATTTAGCACCCTATCGGTAATAATCGGTGGGGTGCTACTTTTTTTAAAAATTAGAGGTGATAAACACGGAGCAAATCATATTTACCCATACAGTAAAGTGCAGCGAATGTAAAGGCAAAATACATGCAGATAAATACAGTGATACACAAAGTCCGTGCTTTCACTGTAATGCTATAAATATAATCCAAAGTAAGAGAGGTGGCGATGGTGGCAAAAGGAAAATATCAGAAGTGGCTTACACCGGACGGCCTGACACTGCTAGAAGCATGGGCGCGTGATGGTCTGACGGATAAACAGATAGCACACAACATGAGTGTAAACGTAGCAACGCTTTACAGATACAAACAAGATCACTGCGATATTTGCAATGCCTTAAAAAAGGGCAAAGAAATTGTGGACATAGAGGTCGAGAACGCTTTGCTTAAACGCGCCAAAGGTTATAAATTCACTGAAAAGAAAGTAGAAACAAACGAGCAAGGCGAACAAAAAATCACTGAAACCATAAAAGAAGTTGTACCCGATACCACCGCACAAATCTTTTGGTTAAAGAACCGCAAGCCGGAGCAGTGGCGCGACAAACAGCCGGAACAGCATGGTACTGACGACGACGAGAACGACAATTTATATAATGCGATATCCGAGGCGGTGAAAAAGCGTGAGGTTTGATAGTATATCGCCAAAGCAAGTAGAAATATTTACATTTTTACGCGAAAAGTACGACGTTCTAATTTGTGACGGCGCTGTGCGTTCCGGAAAAACAATCATGATGTCAATGGCTTTTGTCGAATGGGCTATGCATGAGTTTGACGGCTGCAATTTTGCCATATGTGGAAAAACAGTCCGAGCGTCCGAACGTAACATTATCATGCCATTGTTACAAATTCGTAGTATTCAAAAACAATACGATATCACTTATACCCGCTCTGTGTCTCTTATGACGATCAAGAAACATGGGCGGGTAAATTATTTCTATATATTTGGCGGCAAAGATGAAAGCAGCTACATGCTTATACAGGGCATAACCTTATGCGGTGTGTTGTTTGACGAAGTTGCATTAATGCCGCAAAGCTTTGTCGAGCAGGCAATCACGCGCACACTGTCAATTGATACGTCAAAACTGTGGTTTAACTGTAACCCTGATAATCCAAAACACTGGTTTTATCTTAATTGGGTGCTGAAATCCACAGATCATAATGCGAAACACTTACATTTCTTGATGGAAGATAATCCTGCTCTCTCCCCAAAAGCAATTGAAAAAGCAAAATCGTCATTTGCCGGTGTATTTTATGATCGCTACATTTTAGGTAAGTGGGTTTCGGCAGAGGGATTGATATATCCTGACGTTGCAAACGGTCAAGGAATTGTACCATTAGAGGATAGACAATATGTTAAGTTCTATATATCAATCGACTATGGCACTCTGAACCCATTTAGTGCGGGTTTGTACGGCTTGTCTAAGGGCATTTGGTATCGATTTGATGAATATTACCACTCCGGCAGAGACACGCGCAAGCAACTTACAGATGAAGAGTATTACACAGAGCTTGAAACGCTCGCAGGTAAACGGCACATAAGAGAAATCATTATCGACCCGTCCGCTGCGTCGTTTATCGCTTGTATTCGTAAACATAGTCGCTATCAAGTGCGCGGGGCTTACAATGATGTTGTGGACGGTATACGCGAAACAGCCGCAGCATTTAAAAAC